CCGCAGATCTGCTCCTCCCCATACACCCACAGATCCTCCGGGCTCGTCGTGTCCGGATTCCCGTACCCGTCCGTGCTCTCCCGGTACACCCCGATCCGGCACACGTCCTGCATCGCACCATCCTGCGCGCTCCGCATCCTCGTCAGCTCCGTACTCGAGAAATGCCGCATCCGACCTCCAACGACCTGTCAGGTCTGTTGCGCTGTTGTGTAGCGCCCACCTGACAGGTCTCTTCCTACACCACCTTCTCTTCCGCCAGGTTCCCCACCCACTCCTCGTCCTGGCTGCTCGGCTCCGGATGCATGATCGCCGTGAACGTCCCCGGCTTCCGCCTCGCCCGGTGCCATCTCGCCATCTGCTGATAGTGCTGCAGCACCTGGCTCCGGCTGTACTGTCCGCCATCCGCCCGAAAGTCGAAATCCTCAGCCACCTCGGCCGCCTTCTCGTCCCACAGGTCCGCCGCCGCCCGGTGGAGGTCATAGGTCGGGATCCAGTCCTCGTTCTCGTCCTGGCTCGGCGGCGACGTCGCCGTGTCCCACGTGTACGGCACCTCTCCCCGCTCGTCCATCAGCGGATACCGCTCGATAGCCGTCTCCAGGTCGTCGTCCGTATACGTCGCCGTCGTCGGCTCATCCACCATCCGCCGCAGCCGGGCCACCTGCTCCGCCGTCGCCGCCATAGCTCCTCCCAACCTGACAGGTGTTCCGGTGCTCTTCCGGCACCTGTCAGGTTTCCACTACACGCTGATCACAGCCACCCCGCTCTCCAGGTCCGCATCCGGCGTGCACGTCACCAGGTCATCATCGTCGTTGTACAGCTCCACCGGGAACGGCCCGATCACCCACTTCTGGCTCGCCGTCACCGTCACCGTCCGGGTCGCGCTCTGCCCGTCCAGCGTCTTCTGGATCGTGAAAACCAGCGCCAGCGCGCCCGCGTCGTTCTCTACGTGCAGCACCGTGTGCCCGTCGTTGGGAAACGTGAACCCATCCGCGCTTGTCACGCTCTGCAGGCTCTCCTGCGCCCCTGACCGGCTCGCGCTCTGCCTCGTCAACGCCTCCGTTGCCATAGATCCTCCTCTGACCTGACAGGTTTCCCGCGCTGTTCTTTAGCGCGGAACCTGTCAGGTCTTCCCAGCACTACAGCCGGATGTACTCCAGGTACAACCTCGCCGACAGCCCCACCGTGCTCGCCGATCCCGTGAACGTCAGATACTTGCTCGACGTCCACACTGCCGGCGCGCTGATCTGCGTCTTCGCCGTGTTCTGCCTGGCAAATCCGTTGTACCAGTCGCCGGCGCTGGGCGCGTTCACATCCAGATCGTTCAGCACGTCCGTCGCCTTCGTCGACGCACTCGCCGCCACGCCGATCCCCAAGTTCGCGGCCCCGGTGCTCGCCGCAATGATCTGCAGCGTCGCCTTGGTGATCAACAGGCTCTGCCCCTCCGGGTTCGCCAGAGCCCCTACACCGCCATTGTCTGTGCTCGCCACGCCAGTGATATCCACCACCAGCGCGCCGCGTCCCTCATAGTTCCTCGCAATCGTCACCGCCATCCTCCTCTCGTGCGATGCACCTCCCAGGTGCGTTGCACGTACCCACTACCATCACCCCGGCAACGCAAACCACCACACACCCTCGTCCCCGTTGTCATTCGGCGGGACCGGCGGCGCCGGCGCCTCCAGAGCCGCCACGTACAGCGCCTCCACAGACACCCCGATGTTCTGCAGGTGCTTCCACGCCTCCACGGCGAAACTCTCCCGTCCTACCTCCTCCACCACGTGCACCTCCAACCCGTGCTCCGTGCTGGCCAGCGTCTTGATCCGCCGTATCCCCAGCCGCCCCTGCGCCGCGTCATGGAACACCTCCACGGCCTCCGGGCATCCCATCGCCCCGTGCGCCGCGTCGTTCCACACCAGCCGTCCACCTGTGGTGATCGCAATCGTCGGGCTCAATCCGTCCACTTTGACCCAGGCCATCGTTCCTCCTAGATTACGCGCCTAACTCCTTCATCAGCTCCGGATGCACCAACGCCGCCAGCTCCCGCCGGCGCTTCCGCTTCGCCTCGAGCTGCTTCTTCGTCCAGTACCGCTTCCCGGCCACCTTCTCAGCCATCCTTACCTCCTGTCATCTCTCCCCCTCTCCCTCCCAGGGAGAAGCCTGTCCCGCGTACTGTGCGGGAGGTCGGGGTGAGGTCTACCGACGTCCTATGCCGGCCTACTCACTATAGTGGTTTTCGCTGAACTGCACCCCGTGAGCCTGCGCCTGTGCCACCGTGATGTCGTACGTCGCCGCGTCTGTCGCCGTCTCGAACCAGTTCCCGCATACCAACCCGTCTGCCGCTTGGTTGTTGAAATCGATCGCGTCCGTATAGTCGACGAACGTGTTCTCCCGGTACAGGAAATTGTGCGGCGTTGCCGCTGCATAGTGCTCGATCCCGTTCACACAGTCGACAAAGTGACTCTTGATCACGTGGTTATAGTCCGGGTTCCGGGTCCCGCTGCCAAAGCATACCCCAGCGTTGAACCCCTCGAACACGCACTCCAGGACCCGGTTGTACGCGCCGCCCCGGAAAAAGAGGCCATACGGCGTGCCCCACCAGTCCACGAATCGGCACCAGCGCAACTCGGAGAATCCGCCCGCATACCCGCCATCGTCGCCGTCGAAAGCGATCGCCGCGCCTGCATCCGAGCAATCTACCGCGCCCGCGTGTGCGGTCACCCGGGTCACAAACTCCAGCCCGATCAGCCGCACCGGCTTGGTGATGATTGCCATCGGCCCCGTCGCATATGCGGCCGCCGGGTACGTCGCGAATTTCTCCGCCTGCTGCACGTTCATCCCGTACCCCAGCCCCGCCAGCGCTGCCAGCGCCGCGTTCGAGACCACCGTCACGCCCGCCTTGTTCATCGAGATCGCCGCGCTCGGCGTCTCCGAGCCCGGGTACCGGATGATCACGTCGCCCCGGTCGTCCGTGCACTCTGAGAACGCCTTGCTCAGCGACGCGAACGCCTTGCTCCGCTTCGTGCCGACGTTGCTGTCGCTGCCGCTGGTCGGGTCCACCGCGAACACCTGCCCGTCCCCCAGCAGTCCCCCATAGTCCCTCAGATCCTTCGGAAACAAACTCATGTCTCACGTCCTCCCTGGAAGCATCCTGGGAGCGCCGGGTCGCTCCTGGCCCGGCCTCCCCCATACTCCCTACTCCGTACTGCCTACTCCATGCCTTTAGGCCGTCAGATACCCAAACGGATACCGCGTCGCCGCAGTCGCATTCACCCGGTTGATCGGATTCGGCAACTGGAACCCCAGCCGCATCACCACCCGCAGCGCTACCATATCCTGCTGCGCCAGGTTGTACACGATACTCCCGCTGCTGTCCTGGATCACCGCCTCGGTCAGCACCTTGAACGTGATGTCCTGTCGCATCGAGTACACCAACTGGTTCCACATCCCAGACACCATCAGATACGTCGCACTCCCCGCCCCGTTGGTCGGGAAATAGAGTGGCGTTCCATCCAGGATATAGCTGCCCGCGGCCGCTGGGTCCGTGTTGAAAATCGGGATCCCGTTTGCGTCCCGGCAGTCCCGCAGCTTCCCCTTCATCGACAGGTGCGCGATGCTCCCCGTGACCATGTACCCATCCTGCTCGACCAACGAGAACAACTTGTCCTCGCCCAGGATCGCCTCGTACAGGTCCGTGCATGCGGCGATGCTCACGTTGTGCCCCGCGGTCGCTACGTCCGTGATGATCGCGTCCGGCCACGTCGCCGGCTTGTTGGTCCCATACAGCACCGCGTTGTCGATCGCCAGGCCCAACGCCTCCACGATGTGCGGCCGGATCTCCGCCCACACGTCGATCGTCGTGTCGTCCAGCACGCTCTCCGGGATCGGCACGATCACCGCCAGCTCCTCGGCGTACAGGTTCACGTCCGACCAGTTCACCTCGCTGGTCTGCTTCAGGCCCGTGTCCCCGCTCACGAAATACGCCGTCGGCAGAGCGCTGATCACCGGCATCGTCTTCTGGTACCGGCTCATGTTCGCCAGCCGCTTGCCCAGCCGCATCACGTGCGACCCCTGCGTGCTCACCAGGTTCAGCAGCTCGTTGGTATATTCTACCGGGATCGTCCCGGCCATATCTGTCCTGCTCACCAAACTATTGTACGGCATCTCTCAACCTCCACTCTCCCTGACCTGTCAGGTCTGCCTTGGTCCTGACAGGTCTTGCTTTTAGGAATCCACTACCTCCCCGCCGCCCCCCGGATAATGCTGTTCATATCCGACGTCGCCGGCGGGCTCAACGTCCCGCTCCCCGCGTTCCCCGGCGCAGACCGCTGCCCGGCCCCAAACAACTCCGGGTACCGCTTCTTCAGCGTATCTCAATTCGCGTTCCCTCGCCGGTCGAACGCATCCAGCTCCTGTGCCGCCAGCCAGGCCAGCGCCGGATTCGTGCACCCGATCTCCGGCCGCACCGCATCCGCCAAAAACTCCGCCCGCCTGTTCGCCGCATCCAACTGGCCAGTCAGCTCCTCCAGCCGCTGCCGCGCGTCGCTCCCCTCCTGCAGCTGCTGCGTCGCCTGCCTCAAATCCCTGGCCAAATCCTGCCGCTGCTGCCGCTCGCTCTGCAACGCACCCCGCAATCCCTGCGTATGCGTCTCGTACAGTGATCGCTGCTCCTCCGTCAGGCCCGCCAACACCTGCTCCCAGGTTGGCGTCCCGCCATTCCCCTGGTTGCCCTGTCCGCCCTGGCCACCATTCCCGGCCCCGGGTGCGCCTCCCGCGCCCTGGTTCCCCTGGCCACCAACCCCACCTGCACCACCGCTGCCCCCGGCGCCTCCCGCGCCCGGCGCACCGCCCTGTCCTGCATTCCCCTCCGGCATCTCGCCCTCCATCCTCTCTGACCTGACAGGTTTTCCGCCGCTTTTTGGCGGTACCTGTCAGGTCTCTCTCACCTCTACCCCACCAACTCCTTCAACGCCGTCGGTCTGACCCCATCCCCCCACACCGGGTCATACGTCCGCGTGACCAACCGGTCGAACCCAAAACCACCCTCCTGCCACATCCGCAGCCGCTCCT